CATCTGCGTTGTGCCGGGGGCTGCCACAACGATATATACCTCGTCAATCAAATCCCAAAACACCGAAAAGAACGAATTGGCCGTAAGGCTGCTTTCTGTATGGGCGGGGAAGCTAACAACACGCCCGTCATCCAGCGTTCCAGAAAACGCGACGATAGTTATGCTGTCATCCCCACCAGTGACAGGAAACGCCGGGACATAGGTGAGAATGCGATATGCCCCACGCGGGTTAATCGTGTCTGATGCTACCGCGTCCCGCTCTTGCTGCGTCTGCCCAATTACAGGCGTAGGAGGCGGGTTTGCCACCTTGCCTAGCGCGAAGTCGTGCTTTGCGTCCGTCTCGCCTTTCAGACGCAAGCGCACGTTCAACATTCCCGGATCAAGCGAGCGTTCAAGGATAACAGCCTTTCCGGTGTAGCCTAGAATATCGCTGTCGATTGTAATTGTTTCACCGGGCCGATAAAAGCGCCACGCCTCTTTTACATTGACTTCAATCGGGCCAATCTCACGGCTATCCACAAGCGCGTAAGATGCCAGCTCTCCCGCTTGGCTTGAAGCCTTCACCAGATTGAGCGGCCACGTTTGCGTTAGCGGTGTGCCGTCTTCGGTGCGATAGGTGCTGCCGACAATTTCATCTGCGGTTATCTGTTCATAATTGTGCGCCGGGCTAATATATTGCGGGCGAACGCCATTCATTCGATCCCGCAATGATTGCATAGCTACGGCACTGCCGCCGTCCTCTAACAAATCATCATCCGTTAGTGTTGCCAGGGATACGCGGGGCCGATGCCAATCGAATGACAGCTTGCCGCCGCTAATTATCCACCTAGCGCCACCAGCCGCGCAAAGGTCGTCAAGGTTTTGCACCCGCTGCGCTTCAATGTCAGCGCCTTGCCCGCCTTCCCAAAGCGTCCCGTGGCATTCCCAGACATTCGTATCGCAATCGTTTGCCCAATCGACAATCGCAGCCCAATCAATCGCATCTGATCCTAGGCCAATGCCAAACACCTTGACGCTGTTGTAATAGCGCCCGTAGGCATAAGTCCCGGCGTGAAGCGCGGGATTGGCTGTATAGGTCCAAGTGCTTTCGTCATTAAGGCGGTGTGCACCGCTTCCGCCCGGATACGTGCTATCAAGGCGTGGGTCGTAAGCCTTTTCGCCTTTCAAGATTGCACCGTGCGCAGGCAAGCCGGAAGCGAAAACTTCACCGTCCTTGTCAAACTTGTAATTGGAACCGATAGCAGCGCAACCGGATAGCTTATGGTTTGCGCCCCATCCCGTTGCAGGCGCGTCCAAAGGCGGGACTAGCGCGGTGCTTTCAGGACGCGCACCTAGCTGCGTGTCGCTATCATAGAAGCCCGTGTAATATGAGCCAATGTCGGCAAAGTCGAATTGCTCTTTAACCAACGCTTCAACGGGACCAACGCCAGAAAAGACTTTGACTTGCCACAGGAAAGGATTGGGAACTTTCTTGAGCGTGTCACCATAGCCGACTTGATGCCGCAAAACTCCGGCGCTGTAACTTTCGCCCACCATGTAAGGACGTGGCGGCTCGGCTGCGATTGTTACTTGAGTAACCCCTCCCCGTGCGGTTGGTTTTGGCGCTGTGATTTGCGCGCCGATATTCGCAGCCGCTCCAATAACAGACGCAATGCTTGCTATCTTGGAAGCGGTGCCGATCCCGGCGATTATGGCGCTACCCCCTGCAAATGCCCCTACGCCAGTGGCGACAAGAGCAACACCCGCTGCAATGGTGCCTATGGTCTTGAGTGTTTTACTCATAGCCGCCAAGCCCCCACCGCTTCTCGCAATTCGTCTGCGTCAATGTCGATAATCGCGCACCCTTCGGCTTGTTCGTGCCAGCCTAGAAACTTGTGCGCGCTTCCCTTGATGTTAAGGCTTTCGAAACCGTCAGTCCCCGGCAATGCCATAACATCGCCAAGGCGCATGAAAGCAGGCGGGATGCGTTCAAAATGCGCATCTAGCAAATCAGGCAAACTGTCATGGCCTGTAGCCAATAATGCGCGCTTGGCAGTCAATGCCGAACGGAAGCGCGGCACAATTGGTAGCTTGTGGCCCATTTGCGCGGCGTGGAAGCGCAACAGGTGAATGCACGTTGCCGACTTAGCCCAATCAAAGGGCTTGCCCTCAAAGCGCGCCTGTGTGGCGCTGGTGGCCTTTTCGCGTAGTGCTATCTGGTGCATCTAGCGTTCCTGATAGTCCATCGGGCTGCCGCCGCCGCTGCCGCGCCCCGAACCGCCGCCAGATGATCCCCGCGCACTTGGCGGCCCCTTCGCACCCCATGCCACACTGACTTGCAGCCCAGTTGCGTTGTCATGGCCTAACTCGCCAGCAAAAAGCGACTTGTGAAACGCACTCGTCAAACCGTTGCCGTTGTCGCGCTGGAACAGATATTCAACCTCGGGCACTGCCACAACGGAAACGCTCAATTCCCGCTGCGCGAATGTCACTTGCGGCTGATCAATGAAGCCTGTAAATTCTAAATCAGGCGTTCCGATAACTGCGCCTGTGTCAAGGTCATATTCTGCAATCCAGAGCCTCACCTTGCTGCGCTGGATCGCGCCGTTTGACAAAGCTGTTACTGCAACAAAGCTGTCAGGCGAAAACGTCAAGTCTAGCGACGGAATCTGTTGTCCCGCACCTTCAGTTATCGGTTCAATCCCTGCAAGCCGACCTAGTTGCGGATCATTAGGTGTGTATGTGTCGCTGTTCCAAGTGGTAACGCCAGCATCACTCAATAGAACGTCGCCCGCTGGCAGTTCAATCTTGAGCAGGCCCGTCAGCCCCACCATTATTGCTTTTCCTCGATTGCAAACTCAATCGGAACAACACGGTCAACCGCATAGGACCATTGCCATTCGTCACCATCGACAAGCCCCTCAATCATGGGCTTTGCCAAATGAATTACAGCCTCGTCTGGAATGCTTGTGCGGATCATTTCATTAAGCGTTAGTGTCAGGTTGCCCGACGCATCGGCCCGTCCGCCTGTGTAGACGTTGTGCAGGAAGTGCTGCCCGCTAACGACAATCGAAAGCCAAAAGCCTTCCTTGCAGAAATACCCCGGCGATAGCCCCTTGATCGCCAGAGATCGCCCTGTTGACACAGCGCCATCGACTAGCGGCACACCGGGCGACCCTTGGCTATGCAGCAACGGTAACGCGATGCGCAGCCCTTCTTGCTTACCCCGGATAAGCCGTGCCACCATTTGCCTTGCCTGATCACCGGGATAAGGCCCGAACGAACATGCGGCTCGATAGCGGGAACCCTTGCGATTAATCCGCTCGCTTGTCGAAATGCCGCGCTGCGTGAAACCCATATCAATGAGTGCAGGGCTAACGCTGCCGATCCGGGCAAATGGTGGAAGTTCAATCATCGCCTAACCGTCCTGCGCTGTGCTCGTGATTGCATCGCACTAGCCTGCATCGCCCCGGCGCTGGCCAAAGCAGGAGCAGCTTGCACAATCTGCCCGTTTACGCGAGCGTCAAAGTAGGGCGATGGGATAACCTCGACTTGAACGCTGCCGCCGCCCATATTGTCGTTTGAGACGATGCGACCGTGGCCAGGAGGCGTAAACAATTCAGGGCCTCGCTCGCCAACCAGATACGTCCGGCCTGCGTTTACCTGCCCGCCGTTTGCTCTTGCGCCTGCGACAACGGGGCGATTTATATTGTTTGCGATGTTTTGCCCGAACAGCCCTGTGGAACCTAGCTGTATAAGCAGATCGATCACGCCCGTAAGGGTGCTGAATAGATCGCCCGACCTGATGCTGTTTGTGAGGTTTTGCAGCGAGCCGATAACGCGCTGTGACATATCGCGGAAGCTGTCAGCGATTTGCACAGTTTGCACTTTTGCGCCGTTTGCCAGTTCCTCGGTTGTCATCCCTAGCAATTCTGTGGCCTCTTGGACCTTGCGCGCTTGCTCAAGTGGGCCTTGGTTAAAGCTTAGATCGCGGTTGCTGTTGTCGTTTGCAGCAATCAGGGCCAATCGGGCGCGCTGCTTTTCAATGTCAGACAAGCGAGAGCGTTCCAAAACACCGAAGTCCTCCAGCATTCGACGATAGCGTTCCATTTCGGGGTATGCCCGAGCCATAACGCTGCGCAGCTCATCAGCGGCCCTTGAAGCCTCCCCAACGCCTCCCGCAGCGCCACTGCCAGCATTGCCAAGCGTGGTGATAGCAGTTGCACCTTGAGCGACTGGTGCAACCATGCTTTTAGCCGCTTCTTCCGCCTTCTGAAATGCACGATCCGCTGCATTTAATTCGCCTTCCATGCGGATAACTTGCCAAGTCAAGTCCCGCGCTTCGTTTTCAAGCGAACGCAGACGCGAAGATGCTGTGCCGCGCTGTGCAAGTTCAGGACTACCCCTAACGCGGCTTTGTTCTGCGCGGATTTCAGCAATGCGGTTTTCAATGCGCTGCTTTTCAAGATCAGCTTCGGCGCGCTTTACCCCAAAGTCCGAAGCCCTTGCTTGTGCCAATGCACGAAGCGAGCTAATTAGATTATCCGTCTCGGCTCGCGCTTGGCGTTGAGCGTTGCCCAGCGTGATAAACACTGCCGACAAAGCGCCCACAGCAACCGCAACAGCGCCAAAGGGATTTGCCACAAGGGCAGCCGTAAGTGTGCGCGTTGCGACTGTCGCTGCCGCTGTTGCGGAAGTCATAATGCCCATGCGACCCGCTGCACCCGCAATAGCGCCTGCCTGTGATATAAGCGCAGCGGTTGATGCAGAAGTAGCAATGGTGCCAGCCAAAAGAGTAAGCCGATAAGCAGCCCACGCCGAACCGGCAGTCACAACAATGCGCATCAAGCCACTAAGCGAGATGCCAGATGCATCAAATGCCTGCGCAGCCTTGGCTATTTCTGTGGTGATACTGGCAGCGCCACTGACAAGCGGAGTGAAGGTCGGCAGCAACTTCGAGCCAATCGCAACCTGCAATTCCTCAACCGCTGCGTTGAACGTCTTGATCTGATTTGCTGCGCTTTCGCCGGTTCGTTCAACGTCTCCCGAAGCCTGCGCTAACTGTTCCTGAATAATAGCAGCTCTTGCGACGATCTTTTCCTGATCCGTCAGAACACCATTAACGCCCGCAAGCCCAATCTCTGCCGCTTTAGCTTGAACCGCCGCCTCATTAAGAAACACGCCAACAGCGCGCAACGGCTCTGCTTCTCCGACAAGGCCAGAAAAAAGCTTCTGTTGCGCGACTTCGTTTGAAAGGTTTTTGAAGCTGGCAAGGTCTTGCGTGAGAACGGCAAACTGCTTTGACAGTTCCGCCGCCCGTTCGGGTTGCAATGCTTTACCGAACAATTCCTGAAATGCCAGCGCGCCGCGCTGTATCTCTTGCGTGGACCGACCTAGTGCATTGCCCGTTTCTTCTGCCCACATTCGCACGTCTTCAGCCATGTCGCCGAAAACAACATTAAACGCGCTCCCCATTTCCTCTGCATCAATGGCAGCACGAACAGACCTTTTGCCAAAGTCATAAAGCACAGTGCCAAGGCCAGCCGCCACAAGCGCAACCCCTACGCGCTTGAACGCTGACGACATCTGACTTGCGCTTCCATCTACTTCACGAGCAGTCATGCGCGCCTGATCGCCAGTGCGGCCAAGCTCATCGCGCCCCCGCTTCAGCCCACGTGTGTCAGCGTCAAGGACAAGCTTTGCGAAGTCTGTCATAGATCACGCTCCAATGGGGCAATGCGCAGCGGATTGCGGTTAGCAACCTCAGTGCAGTATGCGCGGGACATATCCATAAGGCAGGACGCCTCGGACGGATTCAGGCCGCACTCGGTGAGACGGTCGAATGATTGTATTTCGGCCCAGTCAAACGGCACTGTGCCGCCAAACGTATCCTTAGCCTTGCCAAGTTGAACCCAAACATCATGCAACCGCTCACCGGGCGGCAATTCGGGCAAGGTTTCGCCATACAATTGCAGGCGGGTTTCCTCTTGCCCTTCAGGTTTCGCCAAAAGCCAACCGACTTGCGCGGCGAAGGTAACTAGGCGCTGTCGGCTGTGGTAAAAAGGCGCTGTTCTTCGGCGATAGCCTCATTGACTTGGCTAAAGAACAAGGTGCCAGGACCACAAAGCTTCAGGACGTTCTCGCTGTTCAATTCCAGCGGTTTGACATCCCATTCGATGTTTTCCCATTCGGCAACGGCTGCAATAACCAATTCGCCCATTGCCGCTTCAAGGTCGCTCTGAAACTTGGCAATAACGCCTTCAGCGTCCCGGTCGCTGGTGCGAGCCATGCGATCAGATCGCAAAGCTTGCACCCGCTCAACCTTCTTGAATGCATCCATAACTGCACGGGAACCCATGCCACGGATGCGCAGCCTGCACGGCTTACCTTCGCTACCCAAAGGTTCCCCGCGCAAGTGCAAATGAACCCACGACCCGCGTTCGGACGCGGCCCGCAGGTCAAGGCTTGCGAAATCCATTATACAGGCTCCGTTGCGTCAATCGTCAAAGCGTTCTGCTTGAAGTTGACGCTAAAGCCTTCGTGGCTGCTGTCGTCGCCTTGGATTTCGACATAGCTGTGTGCGTAGCCTTGTGCATACTGCACAGGATCGCCCGTTGCTGGGGCCTGATCAGCGCCCGAACCCTTCACAATCTTGACGGAGATTGCGCCGCTGGTGCCCCCAGCATTGGCACGGTTGCGCAAGTCCTCTTGACCTGCATCAGAAGCCACCAGACGGAACGCCATAGTGCTGTCGTTACCCGATCCAGCGCCCTTGATGCCAGCCGTGAAACCACTTTGCAGGTCTGACACGTCAATGTTGTTGTGCGATACGCCAAGCTGCGGAAGCGTTTGAACGCCATTCACCTTCACCCAAGTGAGGGCTTCGAAGCCCGCTGCGGTGTTGGTAGCAGGCAGAGCTTCTGCAACATACAGCGTTTTGCCGATGTGTGATCCAGTCGTCATTGTTCAGTTTCCTTTTTTGAGGAGATTTTCTTGGAAGGTTGCGGGACTGCTACCCATCCGGCAGCTTCCCAAGTTTTGCGCTTATCAGGCAGCACGTTTGCCACGCCATTAAAGGCGCGATTGGTCATTTTAATACGCATGGGTTTTCCTAAGTTGTGACTAGGTATTTGGCGGCAAACGTGGTTGCGCCAACGTCAATTGCGGTCAGGTCCGCGCCTAAGTAAATTGCAGGGATTGCAGGGGCAGATGCCGGATTAAACGCCGCCGCCGCAAATGCCTTGCTGTCTTCGGTTGTCGGGTCAGCGCCAACCGTAAAGGTTGAGGCTGTGGCAACTTCCAGCTGCCCGACGAAATAGCCGTGGTCGTTGAAATTGGTTGTCCCGGTCTGCCCATCAACCAGCTCTGTGCAGCCGACCGGCGTCCACGGGGTATGCCCACCGCCGTAAACGGCCATTTGTTATGCTCCTGGTGCTGTCGGTAGGCTGTCAATGTCAACGCGAAGGGTATTGCCCACGCGCTCGATCCCGTCCGTGGTTGCGGAAACATCGATGCCCTATGTCGGGTCTGCAAATTCGTTAGTGTCGCCTTCTGTGATGTAGCTAATGCGGACAGGTTGCCGCCAATAAGCCCCATCCTGAAACCCCGAAGCAAGCGAAGCCGGGGCATTGATGACCACGTTCCCGCTCCCTGTGCTCATTCTAAGCGCCTTGGGAAACCTATTGGCTATGTCTTGCGCGATGCTGTTTGCCGTGCCTGTGAAAGCCCCTGACGGGACCACAACGGTCATAAGGACAAGGCCAATTTGATAGGGGAAGCCCCCGCCGATTACCTCATCCCTGCGGTCAACGGGAGCGTGGCGAAATTCAATATATGGAACGCCCGAAGGGGTGAAGGATTTGTTAGGCCAAGCGATAGGCGGGCAGTCTGTCATTTCCGCTAGGCGCTGCCCAAGCGCGGTCTCGATTTGATCAAACGTCATCGAACTCTCCGCGCATTGTCTGCAACGATCCGGGACCACTGTTGCGCGGCCTTGTCACGCCACAACCCGCCGCCCTGTCCGACGCCGACCATGTAGTGACGCGGGATCGCGTATTCAGCCGTCCACGCCACCGCGAACGGGTCGCCAAGCTGCAAGGCGCTGAGGCCAAGAACGTAACTGTCCGAACCCTCCCCGACCGGAGCGCCGCGCACCTCGGTCACGAGGCTGTTGCGCAGGAAGCCGGTGTCAACAGGAAGGTCGCCGCCCTGTGCCACGGTCGTTTGAGCAATCCGCACTGTGTCCTGTATTGACTGCCGCGCCACCCGCAGCATTTGGTCGGCGGTCTTGTCTGCGAACGCCTCAACGTCTGCAATGAACTTGCGGTTGCTCGCCATTATGGTAACTCCACCGCATGAGACTTCTTTGCTTAGTGGCGCTGGGCCTCGCCGTTTCGGGCTGTGACGCCGGGATTGCCGACGCTGAAGCTTCGGTCAGGGACCGACTTAGCGACCCTGCCAGTGCTGAATTTCAGGACGTGAAGCGTTGCCCAAGCGACGAGAATGTCATTATTGGCGATGTGAACAGCAAGAACGCTTATGGCGGATATACTGGCTTTCGCCCTTTCCTGTATCGCGATGGCGTTGCAGTCTTTTCGGACGACACAGAGCGATTTGAAGCCCGGTCCTTGGAATGCTTCGGCTCAGCCCCTTAACCAGTCCACCACATACTCGTCATAACAGCGGCAGTTGATCGTCTGCGCGGCGCTTGCCCCTAGCGAGGTATCCCCCGGATAGAGCATCCGCGAACCATCGGGCAGCACGAACGGCGCATCCATCCCATCAACCTCCTGCCCGTGCGTTGCCACATGATCCGGGCGCGTTCGGCTGTCGAGCGTGGCATCCCAGCGGCGCTTAACCGCATCCGGTGCAATCGCCCCGGCCTCAATGCCCTGCTGTATTCCCTCACGCCTGCCAGCCCGAAGCGCGGTAATGCTTTCGGTCCTTGCGATAGTGTCGGCGCGATTCTTCAAAAGCCGGTCGCTGTAGCGCGATGCGATACGGTCAACGTCTGCTTGTGCCATCGGCCTGCCATCACGAATGGCCTTGCGCACCAGCCCGTCAAATCTGCGATCCCTGAGCTTGCGGTCAAAATAACCGGCGTCCAGTTCGGACAGTTCGCGCCGCGCATTGTCCAGATAGCCCATCTGAGGCCGTGAGAGGCCGATAAAGCCGCCCTGCCTCTGGTTGCCCGCACCAATCGGCCCAGCAATCTGCACGGCCACTTTCCGAGGCCCTACGCCTTGCGCCAACTGGGCGCCGATAGTCTCGCGCAGCAAATCAAGCTGCTCATCCACGATATTCGTGACAAGCCCGCCAACGTGGTTACGCGCCCATGCTTCAGCGCGGGTTGCCCTGCCATCGAATCCGAACGACGCGGCAAACGCTGGAGCCGCTGCCGGGACAGTCTGCCCACCCGCCACATATGCGCCGTTGATCGCCGCATCAAACGGAAACAAATCGGCCCGCGTCAGACCCGCGATATTCACGGCACTGTTGAAGTCCCGCGCCTCGATTGCGTCCGCCAAATCCTTCAGATTGATGCCGTTTGCCTTGGACCGGACAGCCGCGAGGAAAGCGTTGCGGATTTCCTTGTCATATTGGGCCAGGAGCGCCGTCAATCTGTTCTGTAAACGGCGACGGTTGGCCATGCATTAAACCCTTGCTTGAACCTCGTAATACAGCGGCACACCTTGCGGTGCGACATCATCAACCATGATGATCTGATAATCTTTGTCGTCGATCCTCAGTTTGTCAGCCGTAGTCGGACGCTCTCCTGTCGCGCTAATCATCACGCGGCGGTCTTCATACTGAATTAGCGTTCCGTCGATCATTGATCTAGGATAGCCCATCACATTGCCCGTCAGGATGAACGTCGCGCCCGCTCCCGGTGTGTCCGAAGGATTGGTTTGCGTTCCTGCCCTGACCAGCGTGATTGAAAAGGCCCCGCTTCCCAGTTCGGATGCGAGGCTTGCGAGGGCGGTGTTTACTTCCGCTGCGATCTGAGAGCCGCTCATTCAAAAGCCTCCTGCATTTTCGCCCGCAGTTCATCGTGGGCCATGTCCATCGCCCCTAGGAGCGAATAAGGCCCGATCATGCCCGCAATCGTGTAGCTGCCGAGATTGTCACCGTGAAGCCTCGCGCAGACAATGCCGGCAATCTCGCCAGCCTCGGCCATTTCCAGCATTTCGCGCAGGGCTTTGATACACCCCTCGTTCGGAGTGTAGGCATTAACCTCGCCCCCATGCAGCGCAACAACACTAGGCACGGAGCAGGAACCGGGTGTTTCCTTGGCCATCTAGATAGGACGATAGCAAATCCATAGCCATGGTGGCAACCGTGCGCTGTGGCTGTGCCATTATGGCCCAACCGCCCGCAGGCCGACGCGATACTTGCCCGGCATATACCGATCAAGCATAGCCGCGATCTTCGTGCTTGTCGGGCTGGCGTTCGCCCATGCATCGGCGCTGTCAGTTGAACCCGTCACCGTCCAGCGGATTTCACCGGCGCCAGTCAGCACCTTTTGCTGCGCTGGCGTGAATGTGGTTGTCCAGAAACCCGGCGTGGTCAATTCGAACGCCGCCGCTTCGTATGTAGCCTCATCCACATTGGGAGAGGTTTCGTCATAACCGGGCAGGAACTGCTCAACATAGTGGAAGCGGATATAGTCCGCAGCCCTCACAAGCGCCTGTTCGGATGTCGTCTCATTGGCCACCACAAGCCCGCGCAAGCCAGCGTAGGTTGTCCAGCCTGCGAGGGTAGCGGCCATGTCAGTCCGCCTTCTGCTGAACGGCACCCTTGGCAGGGTTGCTGATCGCAGTCGCCTTCGTCGGCTTGTCAGCAACGACGCGGCCCTTGTTTACCAGCCATGCGGGGACGCTATCGCCCTTCACGGTCAGTTCGGTGCCGACTTCAACTTCTTCGCCCTTTTCGTCATAGACGCCGCTACGGGTGATTTCGATACGCATGGTCGTTCCTTTCGGAAACATGGGGGCAGGTCTCCCCGCCCCCACATTCATCAGATGCTGGAAACCGCAACGCCGCAGTTGTCTTCGGCGTCGAATTTCACTTCGACAGCCGCCGCGCCCATGGTGACGAAGTTGTAATCGTCCTCAGGGTTGGCGCGGAACTGTGCGCGGGTCGTCATCGGCATGCCGTTCAGAACCTGCACAACGCGGCGATCCTTGACCAGAGCAATGATCTGGCTGGCTGTCACGCTGTCCGCAGGGACGACTTCACGAACGCCGCCAAGTTCCAGCACGCGCTGTGCAATGGTCTTGGGGTAGCCGGTCGTGAACTCGGTGCTGGTGGCATAGAACCAATCATCCCAGTTCAGATACAGGGTCGACGGAACCTTGAAGTTGTCTGCGTGAAGCAGCTTCAGGGTGGCGGTGATCTCTGCAAGCCACTCAGCGCCGGTTGCCCCGTTGAGAGCGGTACCGGTGGTGCGAGTGTTGCGGTTCGGGTTGGTGCGCAGGCCGTAAAGCACTGCCCCGCCGACCGCGATGCTGGCGTCACCATCCAAGGCGATGCTTTCCATCTTTTCGGCAACGGTGCGCATGGCATTCATGCGACCGGCGCTGTCAAGTTGGAAGCCTTCCGACTGCGCCGCCGCAACCTGCCGCCAACCGTAGCTGAACGGGCTGTCCACGATGGGCAGGGGAGTGCCGTGGTATTCGATCACAGGCTGATCGGTGCGGCCCTTCGAGCGCCCGTCAAGCGAGATATTCGCCTGCCCGCTGTCGCTGATCGTCTGGAAGTGGTGAACCAGTTTACCAATCGGCATGGGGGTGGAAACCGACGCGGCAAGGTCGTTGAACACCGCAAGAGTGGTGCGCTGAACCTCGATGCCTTCACGATCCCACACGCCCCAAACATCCTTGGGGAGAGGGAGAGCGTTGCCGATCATGGCGTTGGTGTGAATAGCCGCAATAGCAGCCTGCGAAGCGTTGAACTGGCGACGATTGGCCAGCACGAACGCCTGCTGTTCGGGAGTGAAACGAAGCATTGTCTGTGCGCTCCTTACGCTGCCGGAACGGTGTAGGAGTTGGCGATGATAACATCGACCAGATCGCCTGCACTCTTCGCGCCGGGGGTATCATCAAAAAACGCCACGACCACCGTTGCGGCGGTTGCGGCTGCGAGGCGACCAGAAGCCGCGACAGTCAGCGGTGCGCCCTTGGCGTAGGTTGCCGCAGCCACCCGCGCCTGAACGACCATCCCCGGCTCAAGTTCGAGCGCGATGCCGGTGTCTTCGTCGGCATAGGCGGTTGCGACGTCCTGATCTTTGAAATCCATGTTCATCAGAAGCAGGGGGCGCTTTGCCAGTGCCGTGGTGATCTGCACCAGTTCAGTGGCGGTTTCTTCAACGAACGTGCCGGGCAGGTATGCACCCGCAACGGGCTTGTTCACGGTGCGGGGCTGAGTGGTGATCGGCCCGCGATAAATGACATTGCCAGCCATGTTACTTGGCCTCCATATCAGCGTTGAGGTCCACACCGGCGAACTCGTCTTCGGCGTTCGCGGTGATCGGAGCGCCATTCAGGCCAGCGGCCTTGCCCGGCTTCGCCTTTTCCGCCAGTTTGCGCGCGGCATTGAGGGTCAGTTCCTTAGCGCTTTCTTCGTCAAGCAGATTGGCCTTGACGATGGTGGCGACGTGGCCAGCCAGTTCGGCTTCGTCCTTGGCCTTCTGGTTTGCCTGAATAGCCTCCAGATTGTCAGTGAGGGGCTTGATGGCATTTGCCACAGCTTCACTGATATTTATTTTTTCAAAGCCTTCCGAGAGGGTGTTAACCTTCGCGGAAAGGGCCTCGAACTGTTCACTAGTGACAGTCATTGGTTGGTCCTTTCTGTTTCCAACAGGTTCCCGCTCGGCGGGCATTGCCCCCAAAATAGCGGCCTTCATTCGCTCCCAAATATTGGCCCTTTCGAGCCTATCGGCAGCTTCGAGCAAGCGCATGCCTGCCCAATCCAGTTCGCGCTCAGCGTCTTCAATGAGCGACGAATTAATGACTTCGATTTCCTCTTGTTCGCCCTTAGCGTTCACAAGCATACCGACGCCCTGTTCAGGGGTGGCCGCGCCTTCCTCATTCAAGAGGATAGCGTCGTGGTCGAAGAACAGGTTGCGGGCATTGGCGCGGATGCCATCCTCGCCCTCAACAGGATCAAGTTCGCAAAGCAGTCCGGTGGAGGTGTGAACAGGCTCGCCTGCCTCAATAGCGGCAAGAACCGCGCGCCCCTGTTCGCTGCGGTTGGCAACCTCAACATCAATCACCTTGTCAAGCAGCACGCGGCCCTTTTCCTGCCGCGCGTTTTCATTGTGAGCGCCGATCCAGCCAAGGTTGATGCCCTCAGGGTCGCGAGCAGAGACGAACTTGCCATTGACAAGGGGGTGGCCATAGGGCGCGGGAGTCTTGTTTAGGGTTGCGAACCCCTTGGCGATTTCATCCGCCCCGTAGCGAATGCCGTTCATGACCACGTTATCGGGCAGGGTTGCACTCGGCACGATTACCACATCGCGCCCGTTGCGCTTTTCTTTGCGAACGTTGGCCAAGTTGGCGACGGAGCGGATGTTCACGCGAATCTGTGTCAAGCTACGTCTCCGAACTCTGGTGTATCGCCGAAGCGTTCACTATCTGGCAGCGGATCATAGCCAACCGCCTCTCTGATTTCCGGGCCGGTGAAGATTGTTTCGCCAGCCAGCGCGCCGCTTGTAGCCTTTTGATTGATGTCCGCCATTTTGTCGGCGCGTTCCAGCTTCTCGCTGGCGCTGCTTTCTGTCAGGTCAGTCCAGCCAATCGTCCAATCACGTTCCGGCAGGATGCCGACGCGCTCAAGACGGTTAACAAACTCAAGAACGTTAGGGCGCACGATGTTATCGCGGCGGGCCATATTCGTCTGCGCCCACTCTTGCGCGTCTTCAGTGCTGGCGCGCTCGCCAGTCTGGTTGCCGACAAGTATTTTCAGCGGAATGTTGAGCGAGGCAGCAAAGCCCTGAAGCGCAATATTGAAGAACTCTTGAGGCTGCGGCAGTGTGATTCCCAGCGTTTCAGCCTTCATGCCCTGAAGCATAAGCAGCCGGTCAAAGCCTTTTTGCCAATCCTCGACCTGGTCGTTCATCGCATCGGCGACTTCATCCTCTCGGACGCCCATCGCATCAGCCATGTCCTTAAGGCGCGTGTCCTTGTCCGTCATCAAAATAGGCGCGCTCTTGGCGTTCTTCCAAAAGCCTTCGCCGCCTGCGCCAGAGACCTTTTCCATCGTCAGCAGGTCGTTGTAACCGGCAGTCAGCGCGCTTTCGGCGTGAACCGTGCCATCGGACGACCACAGAATGACGCGATCCGGGTGCAGTTCGAAGCTGCGCGTGCGCGCCTCAGTTGAATTGTTGATGGTGCTGTCCGGCAATTCCGCCTCGTTGAAGGCGAACATGGTCGGCTGTCCGTAATTCTCGCTGGTTTCGTCCGTCTCCCAAGAGGAGACCCGCAATTGCCCCGACCATGCCGGGATGATTTCAACCAGCCCTTCAAGGCCACCAGGAACCCGGTCAACAGGCTCTTGGAACCGCTTGCTGTCAGCGAAACGCAGGATTGCACCAGCATACCCGCCAACCATTGCGCGGCGGTCGGTTTCCATGAGGCGCTGCCACAGGCGTAGATCTGCGAACCGCTGGCGAATGTCACCTTCAAGCGCGCTTTCTGTGGCGGTTTCGTTTTCCCAGAGCGCAGGGTTGTCCTGCCACGTCTTACCGACTGTCTTGCTGATGCCCGCACTCGCCAGACCGTTGCGCTGATACATCGCATATAGCTGCGCGAACGTCAGGAATTCGGGATACCCAAAGTCCTTGTAGTGATTGTGCTTGGTCTCCGGGAAATAGCCCGGAAACATTGATTCGATGCGCCTTGCAGCGTTCGCAACCAACACGAGCGGATTCATGGTCGGTGCTTCTTTCGGAGGATCATGGCGACTTGCATATGTTCCCCCAGCATCAATTCAGTGATGGCCCAAACCAGCGCATCGGCCCTGTCAGGGCTTCCCTCGCCGATGAACCCGTCAGGCCCAATCAGGCAGCATTGATCTTCGACTTCGGGCAATCCGCCCACGTGGCTAACACGGCCCTGCTCATAGAGCGCAGCAACCGGCTCTGCGCGGGCAACCTTGCCGCGGCTGGCAGTGACTTCCTTGTAACTGACCGAACTATCGACTGTCCTGATGACGTGCTCAACCATCGCGCCGCCGAAATTGCGCTCGGCAACAATGCGGTCGGCATTGAATTCCTTGTAAGCGGCAACTGCGCGCCTGCCCCAGCCATCCGGCGACAGTTTGCACGTGCGATCTGCAAATACGTAGCAGCGGCCATCAACGCCCTTGCCAGCAACCACAATCCCGATGCTGTCGCCTTCGTCGCCTTCGCCACCTGTGCCGCTCGGATCAACGGCGACCACGATGCGCTGCATATCCGGCGCTTCTTTGACGCGGTGGTCGTCGAACATTGCTCGCGTCCAAAGCGCACCCGGCAGGTCGTCCAGGACTTCGGCGTTTAACTCCTGCCTGCCTAGGCGCGTGCCGCCGTATCTGTTTTCAAGGTCGGCAAGAAACTGCGCGGGCAAGTTCGCCGCATTGTCGAATGTGCTGCCCCGTGTGATGACCGAGCGAGGGCTTGAAAGAATCTCTCGTAAAACCGGAATAGGCCTTGGTGTAGTGGTAACAATCACGCGAGGGTCATTCCCTGCGCGCATCGTGAATTGCAGCATATCCCAAGTCGCACGCGCCTTGCGATACTTGGCCAGTTCGTCAACCCATGCGGTGTCGAACTCAGGGCCGCGCAACTGGTCAGGCTCTGTGCCGTTATATCCCAGCGCCTGCGCACCATTCGGCCATGTCACCCGGACGGGCTTGAACCTCACGCTTGGCCGTTCGTGTTCGGGGTGTATCGCCAGCAATCTGGCGACCATCACCTCTTCAAGGTCTTTCTGCGTCTCCGCGATTAGCGCGATCTGACGCGAACCCTGCTGAACCCGCTCTCTGACCCACTGGGCTCCTGCCTCTGTCTTTCCGAATCCACGGCCAGCATTGATTATCCAGGTGGACCAGTCACCGGGTGGGGCAAGTTGCTCTGGCCTCGCAAGGAAGCCTCGCCAATCGACCAACAAGGACTCAGCCTCTTCGTTGGTCAGACTGGCTATGAACCTTTGCCGATCTGCCTCAGGCAGGTCTCTGAGTTTTTCAGCTGGGCTTTTTGCCATCAAGGAACTCGCTCAATCTGCGAGCACCAGAAGGCGACATGCTGCCATCCGAACTCTTGATGTCCTGAACCGGGGAACCGAGGCCGCGATCCTCGGCGTCTTTGATCAACTTTAGTGCTGCAGCCTCGATGAAGGAAAGAACCTTGTCTCGTTCGCCTTGCTCTTCAGAATCTGAAAACTGGTCAATCTTGTCTGCCATGGCATTGAGCAGTTTCTCGCGAATCTCCATCGCCTTCTGAGCATTGCGTCGCTCAATGGCAACCTGCTCCTTGGACTTTCCTCCAGGATTAGGACACGAACCCTTTTTGAAGCGGGTCGAAGGGGACGGATTTGGGTTGCCTCTGGGCATTTCCTTCTTTCAGGACTTTTAGCATAACTTGGAAACGGTTCGAGCGAGGCTCTCGTCAGAGGCCTTCTCGTCGACGAGTTTGGCAGGGTCACCGCAAAGCGGGTCAAGCGCACCTGAACCGATGCCCTTATGCCCTTTCCTGCACCAAAAGCAAAGTACTAATTTTGACTGGCAATGCGAAACCTTCAAATTCCACAAATGACCATCTTCCCTTGCAGGAGACCACAACGCCGTTCAACCCCTCAAAACCAGACTCAGCAGTGCGGACGACAGTGCCAGCGGGCAGGGTTGGGTGATTGGCCTTCTCAGTGGGCTTCTTCTCAAGCGAGCGCAGGGGTAGCAAGGATTCTGCGGCAACCTTGGCAACAACCCTGTTGAACCGGAAAATGCGGAAAGGTGGGTGATTGCAAAGAGGGTCTCTTTCTTCACGCAACATTTCGGTCTCAAGGAACTCATCAACGAACACGAACGAAGGTAGCAGGGCGCTCTTGACCTTCTCACGCGATCGATCTGGCCCTGATCTGGCCAGAACCAATTCAGTGGGCGACCAGACCATCCCCTCAAAGCCAGCCTGTTCCAGAGATTCAACAAGAGCAATTGTGGATTTCGAATTGCATCGCAACACAAGCCAATTCATGATATTCCCTCCAATTCCGTCATCAGGTTCCAAGTTCCATTTTTTCGCTTATTTCCAAAACCCTCTCTCTCTTACCCCCTTTCTTAGAACTTTATCCCAACGAAGAAGAATAGGAAAATATACGAACCTTAGAACTACTCCCTAGTCCTGGGAATCCTGCAGAATTTCCGAACTTGGAACCCAGAAAAACCCACCTTTTGCGTCAAGCAAAGCCACATCATAGGTCTTTCTTGGCATGAAAGCTCACTGACCATGCCTGTGGACCAAGCAGAGATTCAGAAAAGATGAAATTAACCCCAGCCCAGAAACAGCCTGACAAAGAGACACTTCCGTCGACCCTGTAACTTTGCCCTTCAGCACTGTCCAGTTTCACATTTCCACGCAGCCAAGGCTTGCTCGGAAGAGCAAATATGACGATCTTTGTGCCCTTGATCCCGATCAAAAGGCCGACTCTTACCCTGTCATCGACCATAGCCCTTATCTCTGCCCTTTGGTCTGGTCTGACATTGTACCGCAGAACATTTCCCTTTTCAAGGCTTCCGCACTTCAGTTCGAGGTGGACTTCAGAGCCACCTTCTCCTGGGGGGAATGGCACCCAGCAATCTGGCAATCCGAAGGTAGAGCCAAGATTCGGCTCGATCCAACGAGCTTTCCCTTCAGACTGTCGTTTGACCCAGTCTCGTAGGCATTTTTCGCTCTCTATCACCAACCCATCCCTTCGCACCACTGCAGCCCTTCAGGAGACAGTTTAAGCCATGCAGGGCGCTTCGGGCTAGGTTGCCTAGCCAATCCTCTCCTGACAAGCGCCTTGGCCGTCTGCAGGCGGACGACGCACCCTTCCGGGTGGCATTTCCACAGCCTCGTCATGGCCACATTCTGGTTCCACGTGAGCTGGCCCTTGACCCTCATCACATTGCTCCTTCCATGATGTCATTCGCCTTGACCAAGTGATCACGGATCACTGTCAATTCGTCATCCGACCGCTGGGCCAGTGCCAGCAGGTCATCATTTATGACTGCATATTGCAGCCGCCCACTGACCTTGATGCGCTTGTGCCATGCAGTCAATCCGCACTCAACCATCGAGCGCCGCAACTCATAGTCTGAGTCGAACACCCGACCTTGCGCGTGCATTCTTACCCATCCCACGACGTCCTTGATCAGCAGCCCTGCAGGCTTGCCCAACTCCTTCAAGACCTCTGCCAGCGCAGCAGCTTCTTGCTGAGCCTCCGAGCGCGAACCCTCAATCATCTCGCGCTTGCGCTCAGTCATTGGTGCGCGTTGACTCTGGGTGACATACTCCCCATAGTTTTCTGCCCAATGGCGAATGATGTTCAACCCACCTGCCGCCAGCCACTTGCGCAGGCCATCAAACTTTGCTCTGGGCCATGGCACCTCTGTGACCTCGGGATAAAGCCAGCGCCTGTCATCATTCTCCATCTTCAAGGCGCGCATGGAATTGGACGATGCGAGCACATGGCACCAGTTCTCGATCACATACTGGCGCATGTATTTCTGGTTGACAGTGATGTCCTTGTCAGTGATGACACTTTTAAGCGCATGATATGCCTTCCAAGAGCTGCCCGAGTAGATTTCACTGACGATTGCCAGCCGCTTGTGTGCCACCCAGTCATTGAACGAGGATGTAACGTCCGCCTCGCCGGGGTAGCCAACATTTTGAACGCCCACCAGAGGTGCAAGAATGCCAGCCCCGAGCGTTGTTTTGCCCACGCCCTGTCGCTCTGAGATCAGCAGCAGCCCGTAACTCATGCGCACCTCTGGCTTGGCGATGAGCGTAGCACACCACTTCAACACATCCTTGCGCTCTCTCTCATTCACGAACATGTATTCCATGAATTCCAGGAATGGCGCAGGGTCGCCTGGAACTGCCTTGATATCGCTGGGGATGTGCAGGTTGATAGCCGACGATCCTCTGAAGGTAACCTTCAAGCCCTTCACGTCCGGGCGGTAGCACACCCGCGTTGACCTGCCTTGATAGGCTTTCACAATCAGTCGGCACGTGTCTTGAACGTGGCTGAAACTGGCCAGCATCTTGTTCAGTATGGCCTCGGAGCGCATGATCTCTGGCATTTCAGTGCAAACGAACATGTCAGCCTCCTCGATGTAGGCCCACATTCCCTTGAAGCTGTCCCGCAGCACATGCCCCGGCCGACCGCCCTCGCTCTTGGGTGGGACGGTGTCGGTTGCCCACGTTGCCGGGTGAAGGCAGTCGCGGAAACTTGGTCCTACATAAACTCTCTCCCCGGCTCCGTTGGAGAACATGCTCTTGGGGAAGGGGTCTGCGAGATCAAATGAGGCTGGAAATTCATCAGTAAACTGCACTGTGAAAGTTGGCATGCGCAGGTGTCGGGCGATAGCAGGAACAGCCGTCCTTCCAGGCTCATCATTGTCAGCCACAATGTATGCGCGCTTGACCCCAGCCTTGGCCAGCACTGACCAGTCTGTTCTGTAGGGGGACAATGCCCCGCCGATCCACCCGACATGCACTGCTCCTTCTAATTCACGCCCCCAAGGGTGGTCTGCCAGAGCAGCCTTTGCCTCGTGATCTTGCGCCTCGATCATGGCCTGAACCCGCGCCGCTGCCTTGGCCCCCTCATGGATGAACACAGTGGCATTTTCATTTATCTTGTCCGCATTGAACAATGGCAATGGGCCGTCCGGCTCGCAAATGCGCCAAACTCCGTCGTCCCAGTATGTGAATGGCACATACGCCTTGTCGTCGCCCTTTTCGATGCGGACTTGCACCATGACGATCTGCCCCTCGCCGTCGCGGAACTCAAAGATGTCCTGCCGCGCTGCCTCCTTGATCATTGGGTGAGGGTCGATGATCTTGTGCAACCGCTTCAACTCTGGCCATGTCACCCCAGCCAGCGCGCTCTTGACCAGCTGCTGCTCAAGCTCGGTCGGTGCATGCTCTATCGTTGAGCACTCAATGTCTCCTTCCTTGGAGAACTTGATCACAGCCAAGTCCCGCCAATACCGCCCATGGGTCTGTCTCACAACCGCACCCTTGAGCGAGCGCGGCTCTGCGCCCACCCGGTTGAGGTAATCACGCACTGCTGGCACATCCGTCAGTTCTTTAATCTTCACGATTTTCCCTCGCTGTTAGGTTCCATTTTCACCCTCGTTGAAAATATATTTCAACAAAAGTGTTTTTTTCGCTTTTCTTTTCTGATCAATTCCGTCATAAGGGTTGTATTGGGAGCCGAGGTGGCCCCCACCAACCGGAGAATTGAAATGACCAACATCACCGCTCGCTCGCTCGAAGTTTTCCTCGCCCTCGCCGCTGAAGCCAATGATTGGAATGGCCAGCCTTTGTTCGATGGCTCGAAGGAAGATCGCGGCAACCTCACCCAGCTCAAGCAAGCAGGCCTGCTTACAACCTTCAGCGAAGAAGGCAATCTTTGGGTCGACTTCACCGACGCAGGCATCGCCCTCGCTGCCGAAAACGGCATCACCATTTGATCCTTGCGAGGGGCTTCAGCCCCTCATTTGTCCAAATCCCCGACATATCGCACATTCTTGATTGTCACCATGCGGAAGTTCGTATTGGCTCGCATGGTGCCCTTCACTGCGTAGAGCGCCTTGCCCACGCGCCCCCGATCAACAATCGCCCTGCCCAACCGCTCATAGTCCCAGCGGGTGATCTTGCCGAAGATCGTATCGGTGTCATCGGTGAGCTGCAGGTTGAGGCTCGTCGTCTTGCCATCCTTGATCTCATAGCCCCTGCGCGCAATCATCACCACCTCATTCTCATCGCGCGGGTTGATCTTGCTCAAGGTGCAAAAGAACAGGAAATCTTGATCCTCACCACATGGCTTCGCATCAATGATCGATGTGGGATGTGTCACGATGTTCTTGGCCAGAGGGTCTGGCATGTGGCGCTTGATTCCATCGCGCACTGGCCAAAGGCTGTCAATGTCAGTCTTAGGGTCGGACAATAGCTTCATCGCTCGTGCGGGCAGAGGCTCGCCGCGCTTGCGCGCTGATACGATCTGACTCACCAGCTTTGGCCCGATTCCCTTGACATTATGAAGCGGCCCAACAAGGTAGCGCTGGCCATTGCGGTTGCCCACCTGCCACTTCTTGTCGCTCAACTCAGGATCGATCGGAACATAGTCGTAGCCCTCTGTCTTCATCTCACGCAGCAGCATGATCTGGCGCTGAGGGTTGTCCTCATGGTTTAGGGTTGCGGCCGCAAACTCAAAAGGGTGATGCGCCTTCAGCCAGCAGCACCAATAACTGATGAGGCCATATGCCACAGAGTGGCTCTTGTTGAAGCTCCATGCCCCATAGGCGCACAGGTCGTCCCAAATCTTGACAGTTGCGGCTGGGTCAACGCCCTTTGCCACGGCCCCGGCCTTCCAAGGGTCCCCGAACTGGTCGAAGTATTCCTTTCCCAGCGACTTGCTCATAGCCTTGCGCAGCAGAGTCACTTGTTCCCAGCTGAGGTCGCCCACATTCCGGCCGATCTCCATCACCTGCTCTTGGTATAGTACGATCCCGAGCGTGTCCTTCAGGTATGGCTCGAATATTGGGTGAGGGTAGGTCACGGCATTGGTGCCATTCCTGCGCCTGATCCATTCATGCGCCCCCCCACTGGCCAATGGCCCCGGTCTGCCCAGCGCGGTCACACTGACAATATCATCGAATTTGTCCACGTGAAACTGCTTGGTGATGGACTGCAGGGCCATGCCATTGAATTGGAAGATGCCAGACCACTTGCCATCGTTGAGCACCTTGAACGTCTCCGGACGATCCAGGGGTAGCTTTTCTAGCGTGTCATGGGGCAGGCCTGCCAAGTCCAACGCATCCTCGAACACTGAAAGTTGAGTCAGACCCAAGCAGTCAATCTTGAGCAGGTTATAGCCATCCTCGGCGTCCTTCTTGTCGCACATGGTTGCGCCTGTGCGATGGTCAATGGCCACGAACTTGGCTACAGGCTCCAAGCTCACGACCACGCCTGCCGCATGTTGACTGTAGTGCCGAGGGTGGCCTTCAAACTGCGCCACCACCTTCATCTCTGGGTGATCTTCAAGCAGCCTCTGGCCGGCTGGCATTGTCATCAGGGTGTCTTCAAGGGTGTTGAGCGCGCGGGAGTCCCCAGATGAACGCTCGATCATGCTTTCTGCCACTGCGTCGCATTTCCACTTGGGCACGTTCAGGCCCATTCCTGCCTCTTGAAGCGCAGAGCGCGGCTGGAACATGGCGACTGTGCCTAGGCGCGCAACATGGTCGCTGCCATATTTCTCCTCGATGTATTGGAACACCCGCTTGCGCTGCTGATCCGAGAAGTCGATGTCGATGTCGGGCATGTCTGAGCGGTTGATGTCCACGAACCGCTCAAAGATCAGCCCGAACGGAATCGGGTCAACGGTGGTGATCCCCAAAAGATAGCAAACCAGCGAACCGCAAGACGAACCGCGTGCAGGCCCGACGATCATCTTCTTGCGCGCCCATTGAACGATGTCAGCCACGATGTAGAAGTAGTCCTCGTAGCCCTTGGCTGTGATCAGGCTCAATTCCCGCTCCATGCGCTGGGAATATTCAGGGCGCGTGATGTCACAACCCATCGCTGCCGCTCCAAGCTCGCAAAGCTCGCGCAAGGAATGTGTGGCCGGAAAGTGGGGCAGGGACGATTGAACAAGGTTCGCGTTGCAATCCCCAAGCCAATGTTCGGAAAGGCTGAGAGCGTCCTGCAAATCCGTCTCTGAAAGGCCATTCCATTTCACCGCCTCGCGCCACTCCTCGGCGCTCAAGATGTGCTGTGCATAGCTTTGGCTCTGAGCGTTGCGCCCGGTCAGCAATTCGTAAAAGCCAGCCTGATCCGCGCGCGGAAAGCGATTATCGCTGCTGGCAGCAAACTGCCACCCATTGTTGACTGCGCGCTTGACAACGCCAACGGGTGTGCTCGGCATCAAGCCGATTGCCACGCTCTCGTCCAGTTCCATTTTCCACAACGCCATTGGCGGGCAATGGCCGGTCATCTTGAACGCGCCCTGCTTGGAGATTGCTTGCTCAAGGGTGAGCAGGGGCTTATAGCGAAACTGCGTGGTCGCCAGTGTCACCAACTCATTGATTGGCTGAACATCATCAATAGCCAGAAATGTCCAGTGGTCCACGGACGGATTTTTGGCATTGATCGAATCTGTGACTGCCAGCTCAACCCCGAACACTGGCTTCAGCCCGCGCTTTTTGCATTCCTTTGCCCAGCGGTAGAATCCGAAGGTGGAGGCGCGATCTGTGATCGGTGCGTATTCGCTGCCGAGTTCTTCAAGGCGGTCGAGCACATCATCAATCTTGCCAGCTGCTTCGCGGAAGCTGTAGCCGGTGCGTACTTTAATCATGACACCCCCAAATGCAGGACGAATTTATGCTTTACATGAGGCTCCCCCGAAAGGAAGAATCCGAGTTCGTTCATTTCTTTCTTGGTCCTCGTTTTTGTTGAAAGAGTCGCAGCGAATTTCCCTTCAGAGTTTATATATCGCCGAGAAGGCTTCGTGCACCCGACATATTCCCAATTCGTCGCCTTGTATATCGAGCCTTTGTGCCCTTGCCATTCGTCGGCATATGTGACCAGGTGGGGCCACTCTCCGATTGACCTTATTATTTTGATGCCCTTCCCGAGAAGGAAAGACGCCCCGTTCTTGGGGACGTCTGGGTGAATGGCCAGCCGCGTTAGGCTGAGCACACGGCGCCAATTATCCTTGTTGACTGTAATCGCAGCCAACTTCGTCGGAGGGAGCCACTGTGCAACTCCCATCAACTGGCCATCAGCTTTCCGCCTCAACTCATGTATGTAAACCCCAGTGTTCGAGCAAGATTGGGTGTAGTGGTGATCTTTGATGAATTGCCGAGCGACTTTCTTGTCTTGAGAAGTTTCCACCCTCCAATCTTTCGACTTGAGAGCACCTTGTTTCTTGCCCTCAGTTAGCATTCAAAACTTCCTCAATATTAGAGATTGCCGCCCGCAGCGACCTGACCGATTCCAGCAGGGCAGCGCGCGAGGCCTTACCCTTCATCATCGCTTCCGAAGGTCCGATGGCTGCTTCCATGATCTGTCGGTGAGCCACTGTCAGTCGCCTTTGCTCTGAAGTGTGGTCGCTTGGTCCGCCGGGACTCAAAGGCCCAGCCTTTCTCGATACATGGCTTCCCCCTGCCTCATCTTAATCAAAATCGTTTGGCGAGGTGTCCGGCCCCTTCTTCGCTCATCTCTTTCGGCCTGCAATCGTCTGCGCGCCGCCTCGAAATCTATCCCCTTTTCGAGATCCTCCTTTTCTTTCTGCCGCCTCTCATGTGCCCTCTTAAGCTGCCGGAACCTTGTGAGAGAGAAGCCCCTGGCCTGGGCATCCTGCTCACTCATGCAAGAGACATCGACCTTTGCGATGTTGAACTTTGGCTTTTCAGATTTGATAGCAACTGTCTCGGCAAATTCTGCAGACTCTCTGTCAGGAAATTCTTCAATCTCAAGGGTGGTTATTTCCTTGAACCAAGTTGCCCCTCTATGCTGCGAGAACCTTTCTATGGCGCTGAAGTTTATACCTACGTAAAGCAGGCAATCGTCCTTGTCATAATGACGATAAAGGTGGCAAGGTCTTTTCTCGCTCACAACTCACCTCCGTATCCAAGCTGGATGAAGTGCTCTCGGAAGTTCTCCCTCGTCCACCCCTCACCCCATTTTGTCTCGTGCCCCACTGGGTCATCGTGATAGTCATCATCGATCAGGTCGCTGAGTCCTTCCTCGGTCATAATTCACCTCGCTTGACAAGTTCCAGGAAGCACCGCGTCAGTGCCTCAACGTCCACCCGCGCCCGGTGTGCACCTGAGAATGGCTCTCCGAACAGCTCTTCGTGAAGCGCGCTCAGGTTGAGCCGATGGCTCTTCATCCATTCTGTTTGCTCGACAGTGCAGATAAGCCTGTCAGGCCATTTCAACTCAACCTCGCTGCGCTGCATCTCAAAGCTGACCAGTGCCATGTCGAAGCTAAGGTTGTGTGCCACCACTGCATCAGCCGCACCGATCATGCCTGCCACCTTCTGTGCATAGTGAATGAAGGGCTTCTCGCCCTTGAGCTGCTCTGGCTTTATGCCGGTGATGCGCGTGATGATTGGCTCGATCTCAACTCCAGGATCGCAGAAGAACTCAATCTCGCTCAAGGTGTCGCCAGTTTCTGAGTCGACCAAGCAAAGAAACAGTTCTATTATCCGAGGCTGCTGCTCGAGTGGGACAAGGCTATTTTTTACCAAGCCAGTCGTTTCGCAATCAAAAATCGCTGCAATCATTTTTCCCTCGCGCGATTGAGATCTGCCATCCTGATTGCCTGAGCCATCCTCCGCTCATCAGTCCACCCCTCTTTAAGCCTGTTCTTTGAGGCTTCGCTCAATTTCCAGCGCTTACCTAACACATTCTTGTTACCCTCTAACGCGGCCGATTGCCTGGCCTTCCTCGAAGGATCGGACCAAATAATCTTTTGAGCATTGGAAAGCCTTTCGCGCATATCAGGTATGTGCCGGTAGCAATCAGCTGCGTTCTGAGCCAAAGTCCCAAGGTAAAGATGGCTGGGCTCAACGCACCAATCATTGCCACATTCGTGAAGGACGTAATCGCAATCTCTTTCGGGCGTTCTTTTGATCGGTTCTCTGTTGAGGTGATAAGAGAGTCTGTTGGCCTTCCACTGATCTCCTTCGAATTTAACCTGCTTCCTCTTGAAATAAGGCGAACTGAGCTCTCTGTGGGCCGAGGATGTCCTGAGAACGCAACGGCATTCTCCGACTTTGATGGTTGGGTGTGGAAATATCACTATCCCCGAGCCTCGGCGTCAAGCTCCTTCAGCATCATAGTGTAAATGGCCAGATCACCCAGCGAGTCATCGTGACCACCTTTGTGGAAGTTATGGGCATAGCGGCTGATCTTTGAGAGCATCTGGATCAGAACGCCCAGCCGGTTGAAATCTTCGGGTGTGTCAACTGCCAAGCCCTCAGGGAAGAGTTTGTCAACCCAGTTGCCGAATTCCTTGTAGTTGTCGCCATAGAGCTTGTTGCGCTGCTCGTAGATTTCTGCTGCACTGCGCAGATATTCAGGCACGTTCGCTTTCATGTCAATCTCCTTTTAAAAGTCCTGCCTTTGCCAACCATTCGCGACGTAAAATGAACACACCCACTTCCCTGCGCCGCTTGTTCCTGCTGGTGGTCAGCCATCTGGGCCGCTGACAGGGTCGGCCGCTGGGTGAGATCAGGGAGGGGCATTCAATATCCGCCAGCGCGCACTTGCCAGCATTCATGGCCAAGGTTGCGCCAAGCCTCGACTACCTTTTCACGGTCTTCAAGAATGAACCACACATCGCTGCGGGTCAACTCCTGAGCAGTGAGCCAATCGTCGAGCATCTGCGGCTTCAATTCGTGATCGCTCTGATAGTTGTCGTCTGGACGCATCAACAGATCGTCCAGCGCTAGCCCATGCTTGTCAAGCCAACGCAAGGTCATCAAGCGGTAGCGCTCGTTGCGGCCTGTCAGCCCCACGACAACTGGCCCTTCTGGCATGTTCATTAAGGTGAGCAGTAACTTGGCCACAGCCTTGTTAGGCTTGTCCTCACCTAGCAAGCAATGGAATTCATCCCATTGCTTTGCCCGAGCTAGGTGCTCCCGGTGCGCTGAGTCGCACAGCGTTCCGTCTAGGTCAACGACGACGATCACAGATTGAGGTACTCATTGAGGCTTCCAATGACTTCCGCTGGCACACCGCCCGATGAGCTGTATGCCATCTCGGGCATGAACTGCTGAACCTCTGGCCAAACCTCAATCAACTTGCCTGTCGTGGTCACAGAGTTGACAACTGCCAGAACCTTGGACGAAGCTTCGCGCTCCTGCTGGCCAACCTCCCGCCTGAAGTCTCTGAGGGCTTCCTTTGCCTCTTCCACCAGAGCCTCGGCCTTGAAATATTCACTTTCAGGGCTGACGATCGAAGTGACATGGGAGTATCCACCTGAAAAGTCCTCGTAAGGAACCGGTCTCATGTTGCCAAATCTGACCTCTTTCACTCCTTGGTCTTCGACCATAACTCGGACTCTGTTTGACTCCGGGAGCCATTCCTTTGGCAAAGACTGGATCTGCTTGCGAGCCTTCTCCGAATACACCAACTCGTATCCGAGGTCATTGCGCTTGTCTTTGAGGGTTTCCAGCTTTGCTTTCATGTCTTCGATCTGAATGCGCTCGGAAGCGAACTTGTGTGCCATGACATTGCGGACGATTTCATCACGATAATATGCACTTATTTTCTGGGAAGCCATTTTAATTCTCCTTTCGATTTGGGTTAAGCAGTCATACGGAGTTGATCCAGAAGCTTGATCGCATTGGTCATGCGCTTGTCGCCCATGACATGCTTCATGCGCAAGATTTCCTGCTCAAGTTCTGCTGCCGCCTTGTCAAAGGTGCGCTCCAAGAACATCGTCGCCCAAGGGTGGACGCGCAGCACCTCAGCGCGCATAGCCTCCATCACGTCGCGGTATTCGCCCTGAGTGCGCGTGCTGGCCCGCTTGCGCTGGGTGTCGCTGAAGGTTCGCAGGTCGAACTTGGCCACGATGTTTGTGAGAATGTTCGTCGGCAGGATGCCTCGGGCGTCTTCGATCTTGGCGCCTCCAGCAATCATCTCATTGTAGGCATCAGCGATGCTCTGCATCGTGTCATCATAGACCAGTTCCTCCGCTTTACCCTTAAGGCTCGGCCCAGTCAAATAATCCCAACCATCAACGTCCAGCACCCGCATCGTCTGCTGGGCATAAGAGCCGGTGCGCGTCCGCACAAACTGATGAGTGAAGGCGCGCGTCACACCGTTAATTAGGAAAGTGTAACTGATGAACTCCCAGCTACTCGGGATCGTGTTGGCCATATACTCCAGCTCGGCCTCGATCTCTGACCAAGGCTTGGCCTCGATCTCGGCCATTAAGCCAGGGACCATGTTCAGGCGTGTGCCCTTGGTGAACACGAGCACGTTGGCGGCGTGGCGGGCGGGGTCGGGGCTTCCTGCCCCAGAATAATCGATCAGTTGGACTTCCATTGAAATTCTCCTAATTGGCAGGCCCTTTTCAGGCCTCTGGCTTAACAAGCTGGATGAACAGCGCCATGTTGTGCTCGACGATGCCCATGATGAACTGGGTGTGCAACTTCAACTGCCATTCCCCGGCTGGGTCATAATACGCGTTGTTGAACAGAGTCTGGATTGTCGTCCCACACCACACGCTTTTGTGTGTTAAGTCCTGAGCCTGCATCAAGGAATTGTAGTAGGGTACAGCGATGTTCATGACCCCGCCCGGTGCCAAGACTCGCTCAACTTCCCGCAGCAACTTGATGGCCTCTTCGCCGGTCAAATGCTCGAGGAAATGATAAGCGTGAACTGTCCCGACCGAACCTTGCTCGAAAGGGATGGGGTCGCGCGGGAAATCCCAGTCCGGAAGCCCCAAGGCGATATTGGCATATCTCTTCACACCGCTGGCCCCGAGGTCTACAGAAGGCAAAAACTCATTGGCCTCCAGGAGTTCCGGGATTTCACGATCCATGCCCTGCTTAAACAGTTGCTGAATGTTCACTTCAATCTCCCCTTGTAATTATGTCCGTTGCGGATCATCTCCATGATCTTCAAGCAATCGTGGAAGGCATCATCCAATAAAAGACCTGGCTTCCACACCGCAAACCGGCCCAGCGAATAGATGTCGAAATTGTCGGAAGCCCACATAATGAACCGCTTGCGCTCGCGGTCGGGCAGGCTCACGATTTTGGCATAGCGCTGGGGCACCAGCTCGGCGGTGTAAAATGCCCCCTCGAGCCCTAGGTCCTGAAGCAAGACATCCATGATGCGGTCCAAGCCCCAAGCCCCTTGGTCGAATTCCTCGACCATCTCGACCTGCAGCAACTCGCCAGTCATTGTGGCCCGCACAATCGGCACCTTGGGGTCAGGATAGTAAATCGTGGCACAAAGATCGCTTTCGATCGCCACTGTGCCCTTGACCACCCAGCCATGCCGATACCCAAAGCTGGCCATTTGCGGGTAGTCCAGGATATCCATCAACTTGCCCATAGGCATGGTTGAGATGATCGGCCCGAACTCGCGGTATTGCTCGATCCAATTCTTATCGACCTGCGTCGAATAAATCACCCGGCTGTGCTGAATATTCTCCAGGCGCTGAATGAAATCGTCGGGGGAGATGAAGCGCCGGTCAATCTGGCCTTGGGCTGTCTTGATCGAGCGCAGGCTGGCCCGCCCATTGCTCTTCATCGAATAGCCTATGGCCTCGGCCACCTGATTGCGGAAGGGCTTGACGATCTTGAGGACGTCCACTGCCTGGAAGGGGATGTTCAGATGCTGCGCGATTTCGTCCGAGCGGAACCGCAGCAATGCGTGGTGGTTGTTGGGGAGCGAAGCAGCAGCTTCGTAAATCTGCCCTTCCTCGCGGAACATCGCCCCTGCCAGAAGCCCTGCCATGCCAGCGCCAATGATTGAAACAGTCATTTTGTCACGTCCTCAAATTCTTGAACGACAATTCCCGGTGTCAGGTCTTGGTGGCCTTCTGCCTTGCCGATCTTGAAGAACAACTGCTCAAGGCGCTCCAGGAACTTGCGCTCCTGCGGGGTGACCCAAATGTTGACTGCTGTCCGAGAATCACTCAGGGCGCGCTCCCCGCCCACTGCCACGCGTACCAGTCTTGAACCTGCTACCATGTCAATTCACCTTCTTGTATTTGGCCACTCGGCCGGTGTAAAGCCCCAACACCTCAGTGTCGATCGGTTCTCCGCTCTTGATGCGCTCGCGTGCGAATGCCATCAATGTCTGCGGGTGCACTGTGGAATCAATCTTCGGGGCAAAGCCCTGATCCTTGATCTTCCCGGCCAAATCCAAAGCCTCGTTGTGCTGGGAGCGGGAAAAGTCCACTGACAGGGCAGTCTTCAGCAACTCCCCAGCCTCGTTCTCCTCAAGCCAGCGAATTGCCAGAGCCTTGCGCACATCATCCTTTGGCAGCGAGCCAGATACGAAGTCAGTGACCTTTATCTCCCAGCCGCGCTGCGTGACCTTTTCCATTCCGATTTCGGTCATCATGTCAGGTATGATGCTGGTATTGAGCAGGTTCAACTGCTGCTTGGCAGCTTTCAAGTCTTCTTCCATCTGGTCGACGACTTCCTTGAGGTCAATTGCCTCAGCCAGTTTCATGTTCAAGCGATCAAGGGCATCCGAGGGGGTTGCAACCCCCTCGGCGTCCTCGAAGCTGAACCCTTTGACGGGTTCATTCATCACATCGCCTCCTCACCAGAGGGGGAAATGTCGCTGTTCATGTCACTGACATCGCCGCGTGCCTCACCGGCCATGATCTGCAGGCGGAAGTCTGCTGCCTGCTGTGCGATCTGCTGCCAAGGGGTGCCATCGAAGTCCATGTCTGGCAGGGCAGGGCCGCGCTCTACCTTCCAACCGGCCCACTCGCCCTGTGCATTGCTTTCTTCAGCAGATGTCAGTTCGTAGGTTCGGTAGAACAATGGGGCAGTGAATTCGCTGCCATCGCTGCGCTTCAGCTTCTCACCGGCTGCGAGGGTGACCCACTTGCGGGCCTTCTTGAGTTGGGTCGATGCCATGGGAACGAAGCACATCTGCCGACCGGCCGACAAATTGAACCCGAAGAACTGAGCAGTCTCCTGGATCAAGTTGCCATTCGGCATGAGCGGCTGATTCTTGTCGTTGCGGGTGGTCTGCTCGAGAATGGCTGGGTCGCTGTGAACAGCTACCAGTCCGCCCCCGCTTGAACGCGGTGCCCACTCGATGTAGTCCTTGCGGTAGTAAACTGGCAGAAACAGAACACTGTCTGGGAACAGCTGGCCAGTGCCAACATCACAAATGTTGCCGACCTCAGCCCCTTCGATGTAGGCTGCGTCGCGCTTCTTCAGTTGGGGGGAAAGGCTCTGGAGCAAGGTGAGCCGGGGGACCAGCATGTCGCTGGCAGTCACATTGTCGAGGCCTGCTCCGGCGTTCGATTGGAAGAAGTCGTCGGCTACAGCGACCTCGGTGTTGCCCTTTTGAGCAGGGACGAGCTCTTTCTTAGTTGGCATTTTCGTTGTTACCTCTTTGATGAGCGGATAAAGGTTAACCGCCTCAAACCTCTTGCCGCAGGTTGCGGTGAAAGAAAACGTGTTTTTTGAGATATTTTCCAACAAAAATGCTAAGTCGTTGTTTTACATGACCCAAAACCAAAATATTTTGTTTTCTTGAAATGCCCCCGAGCGATAAAAGACCATCCCGCAAGAAACGGGATGCAAAAGGAGAAAGTGACATGTTTAAAGAAGAAACTGTGATCGTCCAGATTGCGTCCAAGAATCCCCAGCGCAAGGGAACTCCCGGCTACAAGTCGTTCCACATCGTTCAGAAGGCTGGTGGCAAGATCACATACGCCGACTTCCGTAAGAAGGGTGGTCGGGCGCGCGATGTGCGCTGGGATCTCGAGAAGGGGCACGTTGCAATCACCCACTTCGGATGAAAAAGCTCCTGCGTGAAAAGCACCCCCGCTAGCTCCCACTAGCGGGGGCTGTTTTTTTGATAGTTTTCCAACTATTTCACCTTACCTTTGTTTTCATTGATGTTCTGTTGGACGATTTTTGTTTTCTTTTCTGATCAATTCCGCCATAAGGGGTTATCGGCAGCAAGGAGCTGCCCGCCAAGGAGAATTGAAATGACCCCCAAGTTTGAAGATGGCACCAAGGTTCGCTTCAACAACAATGTTTGTTCGATGGCGCCCCACCTGATTGGCAAGACCTTCACAATCCTCGCAGCTTCGGCAAGCTGGGGGATTGGCCAGAAGAACGAGTGGCATGGCGAATACGTGATTGCCTCTGAGAATGGCGAAAAGTCGGTCGCCCCTGAGTCTTGCTTGGTGGAGGCTTGATCATGGGCCTCAAGATCGACGCCAAGGTTCCTGAAACCTTCTCCAAAATCAAGGGCGAACTCGCCGAAGACCGAGCATATTGCGCCATCATTGCTGTTGCTGCCATAACTGGCGAGCCGGTCATGAAGGTGCGCGAGATGATGGAGGCCAACGGGCGCAAGCGCGGACACGGCACAAGGCGCGAGGTTACGCGCAAGACTCTTGAGCAGCTGGGCTACAAGATCAAGGAGTGGTCGTTCCGCGAGCGCTGGGACTTGATCGCCACCTATCCAAAGCCCCACAACGAGCTCGAGAATATCACCACCCATCACCCGCGCCGCTTCCCCAGTGCTTGGGCTTGTCAGCCCAACATGCTGATGTTCTCGGCCAAGCACGTTGCTGCCTACGTTGACGGGGTGGTATGCGATTGGACGGTGAAGCACTCCAAGTGGGTAGTTGAAATCTGGACTTTGGAGAAAGCATGATGGCCCAACGCACCGTCCCCATCACCATCTACGTCACTGACGCCGAGCGCGCAGCAGAGCTAGCCGCCGCCGACAAGGACAGTCGTGCAATGCTTTCTGGCCCCGGCACCCTCGGGTTCCACCTGCTAATAGCTCAACACGGCGCAGGTGAATTCAAGACCCTCTATGTGCCAATGGCCATGCGCGGCAAGTTCGCGCACCCGGCTGGCGGCGAAGTCTATCAAGAAGGAGAATGAACGTGAACGCAGAACTTGAACACTTCCTGACCGAAGGCCCGCGCACCGTCAAAGACCTCGCTCGCCTGACTGACAAGTCCACCTCGACCATCTACAAGGCACTGAAGGCGGATGAACGGGTGGTGGAAGGGCCAGAAGGTGCTACTGGCAAAACCTTCTACATCCCTGCAGCCCCAGAAACAGGTCAAGGGACGATCGAAGAGCAAGTCCGCACCGACCCTACAGATGAGGTTGATATCGTCGCCCCTGCACCTGTTAAATCGCCGGCAAAGGTTGGGCGTAGGTCTCGGCTTGAGGGCAGGGCCATCTTTCCGCTTGGTCAAGAAAACAAGCGGCGCAAGGGTAGCCATGGCTTCAGGTCGTTCCAAATCCTGCTCGACAATCCAGGAATCGCCTACGAGGACTACCTCAAGGCTGGTGGCAGGCTGGTGGATTTGCGCTGGGACATCTTGCACGGCAACGCCAAGGCAATTTGAGCAATAGGTTCCAAGTTCCACTTTTCCACACAAAACCCAAAACCCTCCTCTCTTACTCCCCTTCTTAGAACTTTATCTCAACGAGGGAAAATAGGGAATAATACGAACCCAAGGGCACCGGGGAGTAAATCGAGGGGTCTGTGGGAATCATGCGAAAAAAGCGAACTTGGAACCTGATAACCCTTTGATTTATGGTAAACGCAAATTTTTGAGGCCTGTTCATGATCGCCAAAATTGAGTCTTCATCCATCCTTTTGGCGACGCGCGCCAGCCCTGTTGTGTTGGCCATGCTGCCACAGATCGAGGGCCGACGCCACTGGCTCAAGGGTGGTGGCTTGAAGCTGGAAGACACCCCTCACAATCGTGATGTCGTAGGCCGTTCGCTCCCAGAGGTCACTTGGGACTGCGAGAGCGACGGTGTGGTCGAGATATTTGATGTTGAGGTTGCACCTTCTGAATTCAAATTCAAGCGCAAGCCTGATCCTCACCAGAGTGAGGCTTTGGCGCGTATGCATGGCAAGCAGTTTTTCGGCCTGTTCATGGAGCAGGGCACAGGCAAGACCAAGGTCGCAATAGATCGCGCCTGCCAGCTGTTCGTTGTTGGCCACATAACCGCTGTCCTGGTCGTCACCAAGAAGGGCGTTCATCGCCAGTGGGTGGAATCAGAGCTTCCTAAGGATTGCAACTCTGAGTTCGTCGGCAGTTGGTGGTCAAGGAAAACGACAGACCTGAGCGCGCTGAAGGCTCAAGGCGAAACGCTCAAGTGGTTTGCTGTCAACTACGACGCGCTGCGTTCTGAGAAGGCGATGGAAGCCTTGATTGAGTTCTGCTCTTCACATTCTGGCAAGTTGCTTATTATCGCAGACGAGAGCCAGTGCATCAAGAGCCACTCATCCACCCGCCACAAGCGCATGTTTGAGCTACGCAGCCATTCTAGCCACCGGATGCTTTTGACTGGCACACCGATCGCAAAAGATCTGACTGATGAATGGGCGCAATTGAAGTGGCTGGACGAGCGCATCCTCGGCGTTAAGTATATCACCACCTTCAGGGCGCAGTATTGCATCATGGGCGGTTATGAAGGGCGTGCAGTCGTCGGCCAGAAGAACATGGATGATTTCCGCCGCAAGGTCGACCCTTGGACCTACCGGGTAACCAAGAAGCAGATAGGTTACATCCCCAAGCGCCACAAGGATTGGGTCTTTGACCTGCTGCCTGAGCAGAAGCGCATGATCCAGCAGGTCAAGCAGGAGCTGATCGCCGAGTTGGCAGATGGCAGCGAGATACCGATATCTTCTGCCACTGCAGCCTTCACAAAGGTGCAGCAGATATCCAATGGCTTCATTCTTGACGAAGAAAGGGAGTTGCGACTGGTTGTTCCAGTCGAGCGCAATCCGCGTGCAAATGCACTGCTGGAATTGCTTGAGGCAGATGAAGGTAAGTTCGTCATTTGGACGCGCTTCATCGCAGACCGACAGATAATCGGCCAAGCCCTGCGCAAGGCAGGTATCAAATTCGTTGAGTATTGCGGCACTGACCAAGAGCGTCATTCAGCGAAGCAGGCTTTCTTGGAAGACGAGAGTGTGCGCTGCTTCTTGGCCAATCCCCAGTCAGCCGGGACAGGGCTTGATGGCCTTCAGACTGTTTGCTCGCAGGCAGTGTATTATTCAAACTCGTTCAATGCCATCGACCGCTGGCAAAGTGAAGACAGGATCGACCGACGCGGCATGATCGGAGGTTCCATTTACACCGATTTGATCGCAAAAGGATCAATTGATCGTCACATATTGAGAAATTTGTCAAAGAAAAAAGGCATATCTTCCATCAGCTTAGGTGATATTGATGAGTTTTTTTCAGAGTTTTGAATTTTTCTGTTTTCTTATCTCTATTTGCGAGCGATAAGAAGCGACTGGCAGCGAGGCGCTGCCCACCAACTGGAGAACCTGCAATGTCGAACACTTCAAACCTTCATATCATTTTTGACGGCCCTCCGGGGCCGATTGCCGGACGCTTTGTGGAATGCGAGACGCCTGACGGTCGCAGCCTCGACGCTGGCAACTGGAGTGAGCGTCCTGACGGTCTGTGGCAGCTTGTCATTTCGTGCTTTGCCGGAACCGCCGAAGCGCCGCGCGCCACGTCGATCACCCTAGAACAAAGCCTGCGCGACCTGATGGATGCGCACAACCTTTCCTCAATCTCGATTGGCCTGATCCGTGGCGCTGATGGTGTCGCGTTTCCCAATTGCTATGTGCAGGGCGATGGCTTCTGTGGATCCGCTGTCCACCGCCTGCCGCTTGCCGATGAAGTCGCGGCGGCGATTGCTGAACTGAACGCCAAGCGCGGGGCTACTCCGATTGTCGAGTTGCCCGCCCTCGTGATCGGGGAGGCAGCATAATGCCCTACATCACCCAAGCCCAACTGCCCGACCTGCTACGGCGCTTCGAAAACGTCCGGTTCGCTGGCGATGATCGCGGCCAGCGCAAGTATGTCGATATTGCCGCCGCATGGTATGACGACGAAGACGAGGGCGCTTGCAAGTATCCCGATTGCGATGTTCGCGCAGTGCTTGGTGCTGGCGTTGAGCGGCAGTGGGATGGCAAGGCGAGCGTCATTCCGTGGGGCTGCATCCGCAGCATCACCGTTGGCGATTATGCCCGCGATGGTGACGGCTTCCTGCAATATCGCCCGCGCCAGATTTACAATGTGATTTGGGAGCGTGAGGCTCGCGCGGCGGAAAGCTACGTGCCGGGGTTCGTGGCATGAGCGGGGGTTGGACGCCGGGGCCGTGGCGGGTTTATGGCTGCTCGTTTCCTGAACACGAAGAAGATCAGGGAGCATCCTACCACATTGCCGCTGATGGCATGGTCGCAAGCGCTGCCAACGCCCACCTAATCGCAGCCGCGCCGGAACTGGCCGATTTTTTCCAGCCCTATGCCGAACGCGCGCATATGGGCAGCGAAAGGGTCCATATTCATTGCGCGCAACCGCATGAATTTGGCGATCCCGCAAACGAGTGGGCGCACTATTGCGCTGGCTATATATGCAGCGTGACAGACACCAGCGTGACGAAATACGTCAGTGGCACCAATTCCGAA